ATCCGCCAAAGTGTTGCGAATATTTGTCAGACTGACCAACCCGTTTTGCGGGCCATACGCTTGGAATATTTGCTGCTGCATTTGCAGGGCCATATTCAGCGCCATTGTTTTTTCCTCTTCGCGGCCTGTGCCAAGCCCGACGTTTGTCTGAACATCAAAAAAGTTAGTATTCCACACGCGAGGATCAACAGGCACAAACCCGCCGCTCATGCGAATGTATTTTTGTTCGTCGATGTTTTTATTGATGATGCGAAGAACAATGCCAAACAGATCGCGCAGGCCATCAGCCAAGTTGCGCACCATAACCTCAACCTGACCTGCTGCGGCCTGTACAGTGGCTTGAACTGCCGCCTTGGTTGTGGACTGCATGGCATCTGGGTCTAGCCCCATGGACGCGCGTGTGACGCCTGTCTTCTGCTCAACGAGCTGATCCATGTATGTCAGAGCAGACAGCGTCTGACCTGCAGTAAATGGCACTGCCAGATCCTGCACAGCATTAGGGGAGCGAACCCGCACCAAAGCGCCGATTTCATTATTTAAAATATCGTCGATATTAACTGCGCCATCGAGGATCGCAATTCGCGGATTGTTCGTCATTGCGACGTTATCCAGAATACCGCGCAGGATTGACGTCGCGGCGTCCTGATCCTCCATGATGATTTCGGCCAAGCCGCGCCCATAGAATGTGTGGGCCTCCGGGTCAATCTCAAACTTTGCGAATGGGATCTCATCCGCAGGCTCAAAGTCCAACAGCTCATACTTTGTACCACCACACAGGAAGCGGTGCAGGATTGGTACGCCTGTGCCATCGACATCCATGCGCATGTACGCCTCAGTCACAGCCACCAAGCGCATTGCGGGATCTGCCACGTCTTCGTCGGCAAAATCCTCATCATAGCCTTGGCGCTCGTAAACCTCTGCCTCTGTCATCTCAGAGCCGCTGTCAAAGCTGCCCAACTTCAACACGACGTCAGGATCAAAACCAAGCTCAATCAAGTCACCCGCACGCATTTCCGTACGGTGTGCCACGATATACGCATCCGTCATTGATCGAGCATCGCGGTTGACGAAAAATTCTTCTGGCGGCACGCTCTCAATGACAAGCTCGCCCTTGCGCTCTTGCCGGCTAATCTTGACGCTGTGGATTGGAAGCTGAATTTCCATGCCCATCTCATCCATTGACATAGACATCTCAACAGAATGCTCAATGACCGTTACGTCATCATCATCCACCAAATACGCATATTCATCGTCAGACAGGTCTGTGAATGTGTAGATCTTGGCCGAGCTGACTTCTTTCCAATACGACTTGACGATGCCCTGCTTCTTGATCAGTGCGTCATGAAACGCGTCGTTTAGGATGCGATACCCGTTCAACCGGTTGAACTCATGGTTCACAAAGTCTGTCGCCTGCTGCGCCATTGCGACGTCTTCTGGGCCAGTTGGGACAAACTCAACAGGTTTTGCAGTGCTTAGGAAAATGCGCATTAGGCTCGGCTTAACCGCGCGGATCGTGTCGCGCACTTTTGTGGCAACAACCTTGCTGCGGCCATCCTCATAGCCAAGGTCAACCTCACCGTCGAAGTAGCGCTGCGCCTTGATGCGATCCTCTGAGATTTCGCTTTCAACGAAATCAACAGCATCTTGGATCGCGTCCTGCACAATGCCCTCAATCTCCATGCGTGATTTTGGTTTTAATTCCATGATGCGTTTTCCTTATTGCGCTGCTGCTTGGCCAGAGAAATATGCAGTTAGAGCGGCCCGCAATCGCTGCTGCGCCGCTGGGGTCATATTACGCCCTTGAACGATGCTTTGATACAGCCTTTCTATATTTTGCTTTTGTAGCGCTCCTGCTGTTTGACGTCCAGCGACGCCAAGACCAGCAACGCCGCCAGCAATCGTTCCTGATACGTATGGGTCACCAGTGACCTGCATTGCTGCAGAGAATGGCAAGCCAAGCGAGGCAGCACCAGAAACAACGCCAGATGGCTGCAACTTGCCAATAAAGCGCATGATGTTTTCCATTGATCCGCCCTCTACAATTTGACGGATCTGATCTACTTCATCTGGCGTCCACCCCAATTCCTGACCGCGGGTGATGCGGTTTAAGAGGTTTCTGAATTGCGTTCTGTATGCGCCCTCCAAATCATTATTGGCCGCGCGCTCACTTGCCTTAGCAATTGATTGCAAGTCCTCAATTTGATCTGCTTTCATTGCACGAGAATACATTGCATTTGCAACTTTGATTGATGGTGCCAACTCAGCGGTGTTGGCATCAAACTCCCGAAGTACGCTTCTGATCGCATTTCGCTCGGCACCTTTAGCAGAATACATGCGGTCTGATATAACTTTACGGATACGCAATATATTTGCGCCAGTCATTTCCTTACCTGAATAGCTCTCTAAAAAGCTCATGACGGCTTTCATCTTTGGCATATCTGGGTCAATTTTGCCATCTGGCAAAACAATCCCCTCATTGTTCGCGCGGTTTAAGGCGTTGGTGTAAATGTTTTCAGTCACATTTGCAGGGGCCGAAAGTCCACTATCTCGCTGCGCATCATATATCCGCCCAGCTTCTTGCTTCAGCTCTTGTCCCGTTAGTGGGCCTTGCACTTTCTTTGCCGCCAATCGCTCAAGTGCTTTGACGCCGACGCCAGCACCTAATGCGCCAAGCGTTTCTGCTATCATTTTGGCCGTAGGGTTCTCTGGGAATAATTCCTCAACCGTTGCGCCAGTCGCGCCTGCTCCACCTGCGATGGCAGCCTCAGTCGCGGCAAATGCTGCTGGCGCTGCTACCGCTTCCTCCTTCATCCCAGAAAGTAATTGCTTAAAAGCATTCCACGTTGTCGGAGCTGCATTCGCGGCTGCCTTTGGAGCCGCCGCCAACAGACCCAATGTTGCTGGGACTGTCTCGCCTATGACCTCACCGCTACCTCTCGCTACTTTTTGCGCGAAAGTTTGAGGCCCAACTTCAGGTATAGCTTTATCCATTGATATTGCCTGCAAGCCAGATTTAATGCTCTCCGAGCCGCCAAATGGCTTCTCTCCAACATCCATCCCAACCGCTCTAAGGCCCGCAGCCATCAAGTCAACCGGGGCACCAGCACCAGTGGCCAAGCCTTCATAAAGACCACCAAGCCCTTGCTCTACCACAGATGTGTCTTTTTTTGCACTCTTAATTCGGCGATTTAACTCGCCCTCAAACATTAAAAGATTTGCGTAATCTTGCTTTGCGCTTGCCTTATCTATTGCGTCTCGAAGCTGATCGTCAGTTATATTTGTGAAGTCCATGATCTGACGCTCCTATTCAAAGTATGACGACGCGTTGCCCGCATCAAACAATGGGTTCTGCTTTGACCACTCTCTCAGTGCGCCCATGAATTTCTCATCAATTCGGCCAAACTCCTGAATATATTTGTCGGCAAAATCGGCAATCTGCATTTTGCGCTGGGCAACCAACTTATTCATCTGAATTATCATTTTGTTGCCGGCTTGAGATGTGCTTAACTGTGGAGCCATGCGCTCAACGAATTTTCTGTCACCCTCTGAGAACCCAGCACCTAGCGATCCACCCATTTTATCAAGGATCATTTGCGACGTTACAGATTGGAACGCCTCCAAGCTACCGACGTTTGCCGCCTCACCGCCTAATGCTTCAATGATCTTTTTGTATTGCATCGCAGGTTCAGCCAGCGCTCCTGACGAGAAGTTAGGATCGCGCATTAAGTTTTCCAGATAAACAGCATTTGACATCATATCTTGCGCAGATGAAGCCTCTTGTTGGATCTTCTCATAAGTTTTTACGCCAGCCTCGCCGATGCCCTTTTCCCAAGCTGTCTCACCCGCGCCAAGGCTAATATTTGTCCCGCCTTTACCGAACGCCTGCTGCATAGCTTGCTCTTTTGGCATACCCTGTGAAATTAGGAACTCATAGTTTTGGACTGCAGCAGTTTTATCAACTGTTTGCGGAGCCAACTTCTTGCTCAAAATAGCAGACATGACGTTTGACGCGATGTTGGGGTTTTGCTCAACCATTGCCGCGATTTCGCCGTAACCGTTGTTCTTCATCCACTCAATCGTCTTATTCATTTGACTGCGTTTGACACGTTGTTCACCGCGCGCGCGAATTGCTTCGCCGCCACGCATCTCTTTCATAATCAATGGGTCAAGCGCTGCGCCGAACGCCTCCAATGCGGTGAGACCTGTTTCTGGGCTGCGCTGAGTTGCCATGTCAACCAATCCCATCAATCCGCCGCGACGCTCCTGATCTGGTTGTTGCATTTGCTGATTATTCATCGCAGGCCCGCCTTTCGTATATCCGCCCATAATCTTCTGAACGTAATTTTGCGTTTCTTTAAATGGCGGAATTCCACCATATTTTTTTACATTGCCCGGCCCTGCGTTATACGCCGCCAGACCAAGCATTGGGTTTCCAAATGCGTCAAGCTGCTGCTTTAGATAGCGCGCTCCGCCATACATGTTCTGGATAGGATCACTTGGATCAACACCTAGATCCTTGGCAGTGTTGGGCATAAGCTGAGCCAAGCCCATCGCACCTTTTGGGCTAACTGCGTTTGGATTGAATGCGCTTTCCTGTTGGATCAGACGCACGAAAAGGTCAGGATCAATCCCAACCTCCTGCGCAATTCGTCTTGCTTCAGCTTGATAGTCCATTACGCCGCATTCTCCAACTCGCTCGCCAATCCTGCATAGTTGACGCGCAGGTAACCATCATTACCGAGCGACACTAGGTGAGGATGCGTTTCCTGCAGCTCATCAGCAATTACACCGAATGTTGGTTGCGCAGGATCTGCGATCTTCTTGCCTGCGTCATTCCAATCCCATGTGTAGAAATTAACGTTGCCGATCTTGCCTTTTGCGGTGACGTTTTTCTTCAATCTAGCGTCTGAAGCGCCCGCCAATCCTGCAGCAAGCTGCAAGTAGTTAAACAGCCCGGGCTCCTTCGATTCCGTTGTTGACTGCGGAACAGTTGTCGCTCCAAGCGCGGCAAGTGGTGCGCCAAGCGCTGCCTGTGGTGCGCCAGTATAGCCTGCGTATTGACCGCGT